AAAGGTATATCGAGCAACAACTGAAACAGTCCCAAATGCGGAACAGTTCCAAAAACGGAACAGTTCCGTTTTTCCGTCGAAACAGTCCCAAAAACGGGACACGGAACCTTCAAGAGAACCTTCAATTGATAAACCTAAAGGTTCATCAATTAAGCGCGCGATGATTGCTGCGCGACCTGATGGTGTTTCTTCGGAGCTTTGGGCCGACTGGCTTGCTCACCGCGACGGTAAATTTTCACAAACCGCATTGGCTGGATTTGAACGGGAGGCGGCGAAGGCTGGCTGGACCGTGGCGGAGGCTTTTACCGAGGCAATCGAGCGCAAGTGGCAGGGTTTCAAAGCAGATTGGGTGAAAAACAATGGCACAGCAAATCGGACAAGCAGCACTGACCGCCGTAGCAGCCTTGCAAGAGCAATTGACGAAGGACTCGGCTTCCTTGGCTGACGAAATCCAGCGCAAAAAGCACTTCCTGCAAGTGTTTCGCCGCTGGGAAGCGCTGTTCAAGCGGGCGGATCGCGGCGACGTTGAAGCCGAAAAATGGCTGATTGCGGATTATTTCAAATCGCTTGGCCACTTGTCGCCAGAAGGCTTGGAGGCCCTGACCGACGAACTCAAAGCCCGCTGCACGTTCTTCCCGACAATCAAGGAATGCTTGGAAATAACCAACCCGAAGCGGTTTGACTATTCTAGCCCGTTTTATGCGCTGCGCCACCTAGGCGGCGACGACAAGATGCTGGCAGCCCCTGAAAAGCAAAACACCCGCTTGCTTGGCCAGATACGCACAGAACGCTTGGAAGTGGATGAAGCTTAGCCCCCTCACTCAATTCATCATCGACTGCCAAAAAGCCACCACAAAGGAACTTCTTAAAATGCAATTGAGAAAACAGCAGCGCACCGAGGGCTGAAGCCGGAATGGGTCAAGTGGTACAGGGATGTGGAGTTGAACGGGCGATGAGTTATGCAAGTGCAAAAGAACCGCTTCTACATTCTCGCCCAATACCAACGCGGTATTCAATCGAATGGGAATGGCAAGCGTATAATGGCGCAACACCAATTGGTCCAAAAAGAACATTCTTCAAGGACGCGCTTAACGACCTTGCGAAGCAAGCGGAGGTGATGTTCCATCTCGAAAGCCGACGATACAGCGTCCTTGGCGGTTGGTTTCGCGTCGCACCAGTCAGCACTGGCTTGTCGGGAACGTGGATTGGGGATTGTTATGATTGACGACCAATCCCCAATCGGAATGACTGCCCTTCACGCGCTTATAGGCAAAGGGCAATTCATTATCCGCAAGCACAGATGGCAAGGCTGGCACGTAATTGACACTGAAAAAGCAGTGCTACCAATCATGGGGAATCATCTTTGCCCATTGAAGGCTTGGGAGCACGTTAAGAAGCTTGAAGGGGCAAAGCATGGCTAAGGCAATTGATGTTAAAAGGCGTGGGCGGCCTCCTAAGGGCGACGACAAAGGCGTTCAGATTAATTTGCGGGTGCATCAGCGGACCTATTCTTTAATTGCAGAACAGGCAGAGCAGCAAGGTGTTACTATGGCTGTTTATGCAAGGAGCAAGTTGCTGGAAGCCCTAGCGCGCGAATTTTTAGGGGAGGTCGGCTGAGCATGGCTAAGGCAAAACGCAAGCGCAAGGTCCGCGACATATCCCGCGAGATGCCCACAGACGAACGCCTGAAGGGGCAGGAAACACGACGCGAGGGCATGGCAACCCGCCTAGTGCCAGTCATCGACACAATGCTAAAGCGCGACCAGATAACCCCGCAAGAGCATTTGTTGCTGTCCTACTACCGCAGCCAAGCCTTGTTGGCAGACAAGAGCGAAGTCAAAAGCTGTCTCGACTTCAGCGTAAAGGGTGGGGACATGGGGCCACCCGCTGCTATCACAAGCGCGATATTGGAAACAGCGCGCATCGAGCGGGACTTGGGGAGCCTTCGCCAGATCGCCCGTGCTGTTGCTGTTGAGGACAAAACACTGACAGACTGGTGTATCAGCCAGAACGGAAGCCGCGAACGCTATAACGGCGATGGCAAGTGCATAGCGATTGTTCCTTGCAATGAGGTAAAGGCAATGAAGCAGGCGCGGTTGGATTTGCGCATGGCAGCCAGGAGAATTGTGCGGTGAAGGCAATCTTTTGGCGGGAAGGTGACGCAATAAATTTTATGGTGACAGCGCATTGTGATGGTAAGCCGTTTGCTTCACCGACATGGGCAATTCATCACACGGCAGCCCCGCCGCTTTCTGTAGTGCGGGCCGCAGTAAGAAGGGCAAAGGCGCAAGTCGCTGCCGACATTAAAAGATGGAATACTGCGCTTGACACGAAGTAGGTATTCGTCTATGCAATCTGTTAATTGTTTCGTATTGCGTCAACGAAAGACGTGAACAAGTTAGCCCGTCACTTCCCTGTTGGTGGCGGGCTTTTTCATGCGCTGGCAACGGCGCCCCTCCGTCAGCCACGGCGAACCTTATAGCGGCTTATATAGCAACAGCGTCCGGTGAGACTGGCGGAGGAAAAATTTCGGGGCGGATACGGTGTTAGCGCACCGCCCGCCCCTGACCACAATGCAAGGATACTGCACTATGGCTTTAACTCCATTACCTTCTCAGGATTATTTGCGCAAGATACTGGACTATAACCCAGAGACAGGCGCGTTGACTTGGAAGCACCGCGAAGACGTCCCGCGACAGTGGAATACACGGTATGCTGGACTCCCCGCTTTTACAAAAATCGATAAGAACGGCTATTGCATGGGAGAGCTTGGTGGGAAATCCTATAGTAGCCACCGGATTATTTGGAAATATGTTTACGGGTTCGACCCTGAACAGATTGACCACATTAATGGCAGACCGGCTGATAATAGGATTGAAAATCTACGCAGTGTGACAATCGAGGAAAACAATAGAAACATGCGTCGTCGCCACGATAACAAAAGCGGCGTTTCTGGCGTTCATTGGGAGCGCAGAAAGAGCAAATGGTGCGCTCGAATTAAGGTTGCCAAAAAGTGGAAGTTTTTAGGCTATTTTTCGTGTTTAAATGAGGCTGCGGCTGTGCGAAAACGTGCGGAGCGCGAGCGCGGCTACCATCCAAATCACGGTCGTTAAATTCATGCTGCAATTCATCGCTGGAACCGTTGTTGGCATAATCGCCACGGCGGTCTTCATCGTGCTTGCAGCCTATAGCATTTGGAAGCGAGGTAGCTGATGGCTGTGCAACTTTCTACCACAGTTCGCAATGCGCGCCTTGACGCTATCGAATCCACTATTGGCGCGTCTGCAATACTGCGCATCCGCAGCGGTTCATTGCCTGCAAACTGCGCGGCGACCGATAGCGGAACCGTGCTGGCAGCGCTAACCCTTCCTTCGGACTGGATGGCCGCCGCCTCCAGTGGCTCAAAGGCGTTGGCTGGAACTTGGCAAGACACAAGCGCAGACGCAACCGGCACGGCAGCGCATTTCCGCATTTATGATAGCGGTGGCTCTACTTGCCATATTCAAGGCACGGTAGGCACGTCTGGAACCGATATGATTGTTGATAGCACTAGTTTTACGGTCGGCCAGCAATTCACGGTTACAGCATTCACTTTGACTGACGGCAACGCCTGATGACCATCACTACGCGCGACCAGCTTATTGACGCAATGGCGAACAATTCATCGCGGGTAATTATTGACAAGGCGTCAATCTCTAATGCTGTGGCTGGCGCGTTTCAATCACTCTTCAGGGCAACTGGACAGCCGGGGCAGGGTGCAATCCCAACGACTGCGGCAACGTGCGACAACACCTTGCTTGGCGCTATACAGTTCACGCAACAAACAGCACCTGCAACCAGCTATTTGGGCATTCTTGAAGGCCTTTGCTCCAACACGACCACAACGTTGGAAATTCACGACCGGCTTATGCATATGGGCGGGCTAGTCGGAAACGTGACCACTTCGCAGACGGTTAATCTTGATTTGGATGCAAACCTTGCCAGCGATAATCTAAGCTCACGCAAAGGCGATAGCAATTTCAGCGACGTTCAATGGTGGATGGAGTGGTATACTGACACCGGCGCGACAGCCTCTAACGCGACTGTCAACGTAACCTATAATGATGGCACCAGCGGCGATTTGACGGTTCAAGCGGTCGGCGGCACCATTCGCGCAAGCCGTATGTTTCCGCTTAGCACACTTATTCCGGCAGCGGCGGCAGGCAAATACATCCGTGACATCAACACGGTTACGCTTTCCGCATCGACTGGCACTGCTGGCAACTTTGGATTCACTGTAACCCGTTATCGCGCGGCCATATTCCAGCCTATCGCTAATGCCCGCTTTACAGCAGACTGGGCGGGCCTTGGCCTTCCTGAAATACCAAATGAAAGCTGCCTATTCCCTATTCAGGTTGCTGGCACAACCACGACCGGCACTGTGAGGGCAACCGGCAAGATTATTCATGGCTGACAAATTCGGGCAGTTTGACAACGGGCTGTCAGGCGGCTCCGATGTTTGGGATAATGGGTTGGCAGGTTCAATCCTGCTGGCTGATTATTTTGAAAGTGTAGCAGCTTCGCCAGAAGGCAATCTGGCGGTAACGCTTGAAGCACTCGCTTCTGCTTCGTCGGGTCAATTAAGGCTTGCAGGCCAACTAACGCAAACGTTAGCTGATGCAACTGCTACATCAAGCGCGGATTTAATCATTGCCGCGCAAGGAACGGCAACACTCGCAGATGCAAGCCTGAATGCAACGGGCGGGTTAAGAATATCGGCGTCATATAGCCAGACGCTTGAAAGCCTGACACTTGGCGCTGAAGGCAAGGCGGTTCGCATCGCTTCGCTTACGGTGACGCTGGAGGGCGTAACGCTTTTCGCAGCAGGCCAAGACGGAACCATCGAAGCAACGCTGACCGCAACGCTTGGTGCGGCAACATTGGAGGCCAAAACCTTTAGCTGGAGGCCATCGGCAGCCGGAACGGTATCATGGAGCGCAGATAGTCCGGCAATTGAAGACTGGACCATTGACGCACCAACAGTTGAAACACGGGTAAACGACACCCCCTCAATAGTGAACTGGAACTGACATGCCATTGCAAATCACCTATTGGAACGGAACTGGCAGCCAAGGCACTTTTGCCGGTGGCGACATTTCAAGCGAAGCCCTGAGCATTTCGGGAACGTCTGCACAATCGGGCGCGGCTCCTTCCAATTCCTCCATCGTTTCGATCTACGCAACCGAGAACGCGCGCTTTGCTGTTGGTAGCAACCCGACTGCATCGGCAACGTCTGCTTACATTGCATCCGGCGAGCGCATTTGGCGCGTTATCGAACCGGCACAGAAAATTGCAGGAATCACCGCTTAATGAAAATCGCAATCCTTGGCAGCGCAGAAGCCACCCGCGACCTGGCCCCCTTTGACGATCCGTCATGGGAGATATGGGGCTTAGCATGGCGGTTCTACGACCACCCGCGCATGGACAAGGCATTCGAAGTTCACGACCCGTCCATCTGGCATGAATATCTAAAGCCGGAGATATACAGCGCATGGCTGCAAAAGCCTGAAGACGCAGACGGCAACCCCATCGACGTTTACATGCTTCCCCATGTAGCTGCACAATATCCGGCAACCAAGGCTTATCCCGTCGCTGATGCTGAACAGCTTATGGGCCGCCGCTATTTCACCAGCTCGTTCTCATACATGCTGGCCAAAGCCATTATGGACGGCGCAACCGAAATTGGCATTTGGGGCGTCGATCTGGTTAGCGATGAAGAATATATGCAGCAACGTCCAGCGGCGGAGTTCCTGCTAGGCATTGCACAAGCAAAGGGGATTAAGGTCACAATCCCTGAACAGTCTGCCTTGTTGAAGGCCAGCCATGTTTACGGCTTTGAAGACATCCGCTTTGGCGACCCTGTTGAGGAGCGTTACAAGGCAAAGGCGGAAAGCTACCGCGAGAAAATCCAAGACCTGAAAGCACAGATATTCACGCTCGAAGGCGCGGCGCACGAATGCGACGAATTTGTAGAGGCGTTGAAAGCAAAACGCAGGGGCCTTTGGGGCAAGTAACAAACTGAAAGCCAGCAGGCCTTAGCGCACTGGCGGAAGGGATTTTAATAGTGGCAAATACTAAACCACCGGCAGCAGGTCGGGGGCGTCCTAAAGGCGCGCCTAACAAAGTGACCGCAGCAATCAAGGAAATGATAGAGTCCGCTTTGGATAAGGCTGGTGGCGTCGATTACCTTGTGGCGCAATCACGGGAAAACCCCGTCGCGTTCATGGGTTTGGTGGGCAAGGTTCTGCCGATGCAGATTACCGGAGCTGGCGAACAAGGCGAACACATTCTAGCAGTTGAGTGGCGTGTCAAGAACGCTGGCAATTGACGTAGCGCCTGTCTTCAGGCCGCTATTGGAAAAAGGAAGATACAAGGGCGCGCATGGGGGGCGTGGTTCTGGCAAGTCACAATTCTTTGCCGACCTGATGATAGCCTATGCAATGCGCAAACCGGGGTTTCGTGGCCTATGTTGTCGTGAAATACAGAAGTCACTTAAGGAAAGCGCCAAGCGTCTACTGGAGCAGAAAATACAGGCGCATGGGCTTGGCAAGCTGTTCGAAGTTCAGGAAGCACAGATAAAGACACCGGGCGGCGGTGTTATCGTCTTTGCTGGCCTTCAGGACCATACGGCGGAATCAATCAAGTCCTACGAGGGCTTTGACGTTGCATGGATTGAAGAGGCGCAGACGGTCAGTCCAAAGTCGCTTCAGTTGTTGCGGCCTACCATTCGTTCGCCGGGTTCTGAATTGTGGTTCAGTTGGAACCCGAGACGCAAAAGCGACCCGGTCGATAAAATGCTTCGGGGCGATGAACTGCCGACCGACGCGATTGTGGTGAAAGCAAATTGGGATGCCAATCCTTGGTTTCCGAATGAACTGGAACAGGAAAGGCTGGACTGTCAACGGTCCGAGCCTGACCAATACGAGCATATTTGGGAAGGTGATTACATCTCGGTCGCGTCCGGTGCTTATTATGCGGCGGCATTGACCAAGGCAAAGCAGGATGGACGGATTGGCAACGTATCAGCCGACCCCCTGATGGCATATCGCGCCTTTTGGGACATTGGCGGGACGGGTGCAAAGGCTGATGCCTGTTCGATATGGATTGCCCAATTTATAGGCAAGGAAATTCGCGTTCTCGATTACTACGAGGCACAAGGCCAACCCTTGGGTGCGCATGTGCAATGGCTGCGGGACAGGGGTTATGAGAAGGCTGAGTGCTTTCTCCCCCATGACGGCAGCACAAACGACAAGGTTTATGACGTTAGTTACGAAAGCGCGCTGAGAGCTGCGGGCTTCTCGGTGACTGTTATTCCAAATCAGGGAACTGGAGCGGCTTCCAAGCGCATTGAAGCGGCTAGAAGGCTGTTTCCTAGCTTCTGGTTCAATGACGCGACAACAAGCGCAGGACGCGATGCTTTGGGCTGGTATCACGAAAAGCGGGATGAAGACCGGGGGATTGGGTTGGGGCCTAACCACGATTGGTCAAGCCATGCTGCCGACGCCTTTGGGTTGATGGCGGTCAGTCACAATAACCAGCCAGCGCCTGCATGGGGCAAGAAACTGAATTATCCGAAAGTCGGGGTTGCTTAATGGACAAGACGCAAATTCAGGCCATTGTTGCTGCGGAAAAGCGCGCTGCAATTGGGTCTTTCACGTCCAGCGACCTGACGCGCCAGCGTTCGGATGCCCTTGATTACTTCATGGGCGACATGGACGAACTGATGCCCTCTCTGGAGGGACACAGCAAAGCCGTTTCAACGGACGTTTCGGATACCATCGAAAGCATGATGCCCGCGCTGATGGACATATTCGCGGGCGGTGATGATGTTGTCGAGTTCATGCCGGTTGGTCCGGAGGATGAAGAGGCTGCATCGCAGGAAACGGACTACATCAACCATCTGTTCATGAATGAAAACAGCGGCTTTCTCATTCTGTATAGCTTTATCAAGGATAGCCTGCTTTCCAAGAACGCCATTTGCAAGGCATGGTGGGAAAAGTCAGAACAGGTTGAGAAGGAAACATACCGCAACCTTGACGATATGGGCTTGGCAGCGATTGCAAGCGATCCTGACGCCGAGATTATCCAGCGCAGCGAATATACCGACGAAATGGGCATTGCGCGCTATGACGTTGTGGTCCGCAAGTCCTATGAAAAGGGTTGCCTGAAGGTTGAAAACGTCCCGCCTGAAGAGTTCGGGATTAGTTCGGCAGCCAAGGACATAAAGACAAGTCCGTATTGCTATCACAAGTTCCGTCGCAGCGTTTCGGACTTGATTGCTGATGGTTATCCGAAGGATGTTGTTGAGGGATTACCGACAACTTCGGTTCGCGGCGCTGAAGACACGGAAGAAGGTCGTTCACGTGATACATTCGCGGATGAAAGCGACCCTTCAACAACGGTCAATCGTTCCATGCGGATGGTGGACGTTACCGAGCATTATATCCGCTTGGATGTTGACGGTGACGGGGTTGCCGAACTGCTTAAGGTTGTGACCGCAGGCGCAAGCGAAGCACTGCTTGGCGAGCCGGAAGAGTTTGACCGGATGCCGTTCCATTCGATTACGCCTTATCCGATGCCGCATCGCTTCTTCGGTCGGTCGGTGGCTGACTTGGTTATCGAGATTCAGCGCATCAAAAC